AACAGTATAAAAATAATTTTATGCAAGAGTTTATGAGCACAAACAATGACGTAAACGAAGAAGACGAATTAAAAGTTGAAAATCAAGATTTACTTAAAATAAACTATGGTAACATTTCTAAAGAAATCATTGGCTTAATTGCTGGAGCTGCTAAAAGATTGGCTTCTATCAAAAGTCCTGACACATTAGTAAAATTAATTTCCAAAATGATTGCTCAAGATACATTGGCAGATCAAATACGTGGAGTAGATTCAGGTAGCACCCCTGATGGTAAATCAAACAACAATTGGAAAAATGTAATTTATCAATTGGTCTATAGAGCTAATCCTCAACTACAAAATCAACAAAGACCAAAAGCACCTCCAAGACAACCTGAACCAAATAATTCTCCAGCTAGTGTGGCCCAAACAGCTCCTAGAACACCAGTAGCCATTCAAAACCAACCTAAACAATCTCAATAATAATAAGGCCACAAGTGAGTGGCCTTTTTTATTCCTGACTAAAAACTTTTATTATTACGAAACGTTTCATCATGTTGTTTAGGTGTGTATTCAAATACACTGTAAGCCGAATAACCATCCTCAATGTTTGTTCCAATTTTCAACCAAACATGTTGATCTCGGACATCAACAAAATTCCAACCATGAAATTCACCCTGAACCATATGCAAAACCTTAACTAATGCTAGTGGTTGTTGTGAAAACACTTCTGGATTATACGTTGAAATTTCTGATACAGCTAGAACGTCATATTCATAATCTATTTCTTCTTCATTACAATCAAAAACTAAATCATTTAACTTAAATTGACGAATTGGTTCTATAATATCTTCGCTATTATAAGCACCATAAAACTTAAAAACCTTACCCTCCAAAGATTGCATTGTCTCTCTAGATGGAGTTTCCTTTTGATAAGTTTCTTTGTATTGTTCTTTTAGAACGTTTGCAACAAATTTTTTTACTAAGTTCATTGTAACAGTAAGTATTGGTTATTCATCTAAATTCAACAACAATTCCAGTTTATATTTTGCAACTTCTGGATGATTCCAATAACATTCTTCCGTATATCCGATTCCATGGATTGCATATGACTCGCCACAAAGAGCAATTCGTGCTGGGCCTCCCAAACGATGTTGTTTGCCATTTTCATACCAATACATTCTAACAGAAGCCGTGGTTTCACCCCATATTCTATTTTGAGGTTTAATAATCAAAGAAGGTTTATCATCTATACTATGCAACATTCCGTGTTTTAAACAAACATTAGCAAGTCCAATATTATTATAATTTTCTATATAAAACCAACCATTCAATGATTTATGAAAATGTGCATATAAAACAAATTTTATTTCTGGATAGTTTTTGTTTATATTGTTCATAAATGTGTAATTGAATAAAGATTGTGAGCTATGATTAAAGGATGTTTTTGATACTCTTCCAAAGAGTATTCTTCACCATAGATATAATATCGTTTTGTTACAAATTTCAAATTTGATAAAGAAATAAATCCTGTTGTAAACAATGATATAGAAGAGTTTGTTATTCTTGCGGGGCCACCAATTCTATGGTATGCTCCATAATGATGCCATTCCAAAACAGAATTATCTGAATGAACAACGGAGGGTTCATCATTTATAGAATGAAGTTTCCCTTTGGTGATATTCACATAAATTTCTTGAGAAGAATAAACGTATTTAAACCATCCATCTTCTTTTTTTGAATTTGATGTATTCCAAACCAATTCAAAAACATTAAATTTTATATGAGGAAGATTTGTAAAATCTCTCTTGGGATGCTTTAAAGATTGTTCCATAAATTGATTCTAGGGCGTGTCAAACAACTTTTTTGAACAATCTACCATAACGCCACATACCGCTCCTGTAAAGTCTTTAAATGAAAAACGGAGAGACAAGCTCTCCGTTTAGCGTTATTGAGTTATTTCTAACTGAAGGGGTTTATTAGGTTACGTTCAAGTCGAGGACTACAACGACACCGTAGAAGTCTGAACGTAGAATCTTGCGACCATAACGTGTCATGATACCTTTACGTGGTGTGAAATCTTCTGGAGCAAAGATTGTTGGGGTTACCATTACGCCCACGTATGGTGCGTAGATATAACCTGATTCAAGATATGAACCACCTTTGTATCCTAGAAGGATTTTGTTTCTTGGGAAGTATGGGTCTTTGTAGACTGTGAAACGTCCTGCGACTGTTCCTGCTTTTTGGCATCCAACAGTAAATGGTGTTCCCACTTGACCGTTTTTGTCCATATCAACTTCTGAGTTCCAGATTTGTGTTGCTTCTAGAATTGAGCATACATCAGGTGATGTTACAGCAAAGTTTGCAGAACCACGGAGTGTTTTGCGGTAGATTTGGTTAGAGCAATTGATCATGGTTTCAACAAGTGTTTCGTACCATTCACGATTGATGCCTCTCCATGATGGACCTGAACCGAGTGATGAACTTAGGTTCACTTCTTGTCCTGATGGCATGTCTACGGTTTTGCCTGGAATCTTTGACCAGTACAATACTGAACCGTTGGCTGATGTTAGAAGATCATTTAGAACTTCGCGATCAATTTCGAGTGTGATTTGTTCTGACAAGATTTGTGTCAATTCAACTTCAACGTCCATTGAGTGGTATGCGTTCAAGTCTTGGGCCATTTCTGGTGTCCAGCGAGCACGGAGTTTACGTGTTTGTGCTGTGATTGAAATTGCTTCAATTTTGATATCAACTTCTGGAATGGTTGGAGCAGGTTGTGTTCCAAGATCGGATTCAAACACTGGAAGTGTCAAAGTTGAACCAGATGAGCTGTCAACTGAAAGTACGTCGGCAAGAGCTGCTGAACCACGGATTGTTGCTGTTGCAACGCCTGGAACTGCACCACCGTCTGACAAACGAACTACGAATAGAACGTGTGATCCACCAAGTGCGTTTGGTGTAAAGACTGAGCCGTTCCAATCACCACGACGGTTAAGTCTACGGAGATTGAGTACGCCTGTACCACCTTGGAAATTTTGTCCCCAAGCTTGTGCGCCGTTTGTTGTTGGGAATTGTGTAAGAGCAATTTCAGAAACTTCTGTTAAGTCAATACCAGAAATTGATGATTGAAGTGCTGCTACTGAAAGCATGACAAAGCAAAAATCTAGAGTGTTATCAGACAATGCTACTTTTAAGTCTTCGTCCCAACCCGCCCATTTGGCGTTTGAGCCTGAGAATTGTGTTACAGTTGAAACTGTTGCACCTGCTGACCATGCGCCAGCAACACCATTGAATGCACCAATGTCAGCGCTTGAACCTGACAAAGTTGTGGTTGATTTTTGAACTTTGGAATATCCTTTGCCCATCAAATCATACATACCACCTGTTGCAAGTGAGCTTGTTTGAATAAGCTTACCTGCTGGGTTTCCGTAAAGTGATTGACCCTTGGTATATGTTGAGGTACCATCACCTGATACTCCACCAACATTTGTACCGTATGTATAATCTAGATAAAACACTAGACCTGATGGCAAACTCATTGGTTGTACTGAAACAATTTCATTGGCGATCAATCCGCCGAATACACGACGAACGATTGGAAATGCAATGTTTGAGAAACCAGCAAGTGTTCCTGCGGAAGTTAAGTTACCACCACCCGTGGTGATTGAATTTGATTCACGTAGCAATTCGGCTGCTTGGTTTTCAAGCAAACGTGCCATGTTATCGCGTTTAATTCCGGCAAGACCTTTTAGAAGACCTGTCTTGTCCCATTTTTCTACAAGCATCGCTGATTCTTTTTTAAGATCGCGTTGTGTTACGTTGCTTGTTAGATCGTGTAATGAAAATTGTTTCATATTGTTTCCCGAGTATTAACTCTTAATTCCTTTTAGATTATTAACCTTGTTATTGTTATATATATCCGACAAATTCAATTTGCCTTTAGTTTTTTACCAAACCTGCCAAAATAGCAAGACGTTCTAGATCAATTGTTGGACTGTTAGCTGATGGAGCAGCTTTTTGTTCCGTAACAACAGACATTGGTTTCGAGGCTGAACCTCTTTTTCCTTCTGTTGTAACAACTGGTGGTTTTGCTTTTGCTGCTTTTGATTTGTCATAAGCAGCTTTCAATTTGCTATATACGTCGTTAGCTTCTTGGAGGGTCTTGGCAGAATTAAGATGCTCAACAATTTGTTGTTTTTGCTTTTTGCTCAAATCTTCGAGAGCCAAGAACCTATTTGAATAGAGAAGTTTCGTATTTAATAGGCTTAGTTCTGAGACGCTTTTCAACATCTCGTCCAGTTTTTTGTTAGCATCAGTTTGTTCTTTTTTAGAACCAACATTTTTTGATACTTCCTCTTGTTTACCTGAACCAACAACTGGAGTTGGATTCTTTGGATCACTTGGTTGGTGATCTTCAACTTTTCCGTCTGTAGCAGCAAGTCCTTTTACGTTCTTGAGTTTTCCTTCAAGTCCATCTTTCTTTGATTTGCCGTCGGCAACTGCATCGCCTTTTGGAAATTCTGTAGTGTTCTTGCCTTTTTCATTCGCAAGACCAGCAAGACCTTTGGCAGCTTTCATTGCTTCCATAAGTTGTGCTTCATCAATTTCTAATTCAACATCATCACTGAGACCTTCAAAGACATTTTCTTCTGAAGCAGAATTGCATTCTTTACAAGCAGATGCTTCTTCATCGTCTTTGTGTGTGTGGCCTTCGCCAGCATTAAGCATCATTTTTTCTGGAACTTGTTCTGCGGCTAATGGGTCTTTGCGTGTGTCGCCTCTTGAATCGTCAACCACACCGACATCTAAATCAGAACCTTCTGATTCTGTATCTTCAGATGATCCACCCATATCACCAGACATTTCGGCTTCCATGTCTCTCAAAACTTGAAGAAGTTCTGGATCAATTTCAATATCTAAATCACCATCAGCACCCATGTGCATGGTTAAATCATTTCCACCTTCTCCGTCTACATCAACACCAATGTCTAGACCTTTTGCGTCTACGTGTGTTTCCGATGTTTCTGGACTCGATGAACCCGAGACACCATTATCCATTGATACTGTTTCTGCTTCTGTGCTATCTGTTGGAGCAGTTGTTTCGTCTTTTGAAGGTGTATCTAAAGACATTGTTTCGTCATTTTCAAAAATTAAATCAACAAGTGATTTGGCCATTGTATTGTTACCTTTTGATTTGTAAGTATATCTTGTTTTTAAGTTTTCGTAAAGTTTGTTCATTTTTAATGATAAACTTTGTTTTATCTCTTCAGAAGGTACCAAAGAGGTGTCAACCATAGAATATATATTCTTCAACTTTTCAATTACCAAAGAATATTCTTCTTCTGTTAATGATTCATTCATTAATTTTGAAATAAGATTAAGTTTGTTTTCAACAGCAGCAGTAAAATTTTGTTGTTCTTCTGGTGTTGGTCCAACAACTGGTGGCACTGGAGGAGTTACAGTTGGATCAGAAACAGGCATAGCATCAACAGAGTTTGTTTCTGCTGGCATTGGAGCTGGTTCTGCAACAACTGTTAAGTTCAACTGATCTTTAATTTTTGATAATAAATCATCTAGATTTAAAGTTAGTTTGCCATCTGCTGTTGGAGTTGCTGTAACCGTGACTTGTGTTTCTCCACCCATTGCTGGATCAGAAGAAACTGGTGTCACAGGTACTTCTTCACCAACAGTTGTTTTTGAATCCACTGGAAGAGGTGCTGGTAAATCTGATGGCACTGGAGTTGTTGGTGGCTGTGCTAAAGGAGCATCTGTTGTTGTTCCATCTGTTACTGGTGGAGCCATCAAATCATCTACTGGAGGTAAAGGATTTGTTGAGTCTTCTTCAAACAAAGAAACATCTTCTCCGTTTGCCCAAGCATCTATTTTATTCTCAATCAATTGTTTGATATGAGGTGCGTATGCCTCTAAAATTTTTTTCTTCGCTGCTTCTTCGGCAGCTTCACGAAGTTGCTTGCCTTCGATGATTGCTGATTCTAATGTGTTATTTGATGACATTAAACAAAGTTCCTAAAGTTTATATATGTTTTAACAATTATAAATCATCATCGGATGATCTACCGAACACAAGATTATCAAGAGTTTGGCCAGCAATTCTTTTTGATGTATCACTTGGGTAATTGCCTGGTTTTGTTGTTTTGTTACCTGGGAATGGTGAACCAGCGTATGGTTGAATTGTTACAGCAGGAATATCTGATGCATTAATTGAACCTGGAGTTGAAGGAGAAGCCGGATTTGGTCCTCCAACCGCACCAGGAAGACCTCCACCACCAATTTTTACTTCAGCAAGGTTTGGAGCCCCTTGATATTGGCGCTGGAAAACACCGAATATACGACCACCATCATTTACTGTTGGTCCCATTACATAACTCTCAAACAATGCTTTTACTGCGGCGGCATCATATCCGTTTTGAACGGGAGAAGATTGATATTGCTCTTTCATTGAAGCAGTATCAGAACTACCTAATGCTCGTGTGGTTGCTGGTTGTGTTGTTGTAATATAGTGATGTGTTGGCATTAACAAAAACCTTTTTAATAGTTATTCAGACACTAAATAGAAAACATTTAGAATTATTCATCATCATCATTACTATAATCACTATAATCAATTTCATAGCGTTGTCTTAATGATGATTTTCCAACAGGTTTAGCAGATGGTTTTTGTTGTTGTTTGTTTTGTGATTTTGGTTTGGAAACTTCTTCTTGTTCATCTAGTCTTGCAACACTGGCCCAACGATCCATAACATCAGATTCAAACATATCCTCTAATGGCATTGCAACTCTGTCTCCACCAACGTGTCTTGAAGCCATTGCTGAAATAGGACTGCCATTCTTTTTGACTTCTTGTAAAGTTGTTTGAGCTGTATGTCTTAATGCTTCTTCTAATGCATTTGGTTTTATACCGAACTGTTTTCCTACATGAGAATGTTTCATGCTTTCAGCAAAGAAACTTGCCGATTGCAACTCATGATCACTGGCATTATTTTCATAGGGTTTAGAAGGGTTATTTGATCTTGTTGGCAATGCTGCTGCCGCCTGTTCATTTATCTTACCGAACAAACTTTGCTTTTTTGCTTGTGTGTTTTCAGAAACACTAGTCGTTGAAGAAGAAGAAGAAGGAACAACAGTCCCAACAAGCATTTCTTGTATTGTTTCTTTAATAATAGACTTCAAATCTAACTCATCTAAACATTCTTTTACAAAATGTTTGATTACAAGTTTTAAATCTTTGACTTGCATGTTTTATTTCTTTCCCTTTATAGAAAGAATATCATTAGCAATTGTATTAAGTCTATCTGATTGTTTTAGGTGTGGTTTTTTTATTGCTTCTTGCTTTACAGACTCAGATAAAAGTTTTTGTTGCTTGCAAGCTTCATCCATACGACTTAACCAAGCACCAGGGGTACTTGGATCAGTTACAATATCCCAACAAATGATTTGGAAATCTTGAACAATAAGATTGTCACCACGTTGTTCAACAGAGCCCAAACCTCTTGAAGAAATACCAATTTTGATTTTTTTATCAATCAAATTTTTTACATTAGCACCACAAGGAAGTGTTTCAATGATTTCAATAATGCCCATTACATTATTGCCTTCCATCCAAAGTTTAGTGATAACATGAGAAATTCTATCAATATCAATTGATGTAGAATTAGAAGGATGGTTGGCCTCTCCCGTGCTTCTACGTTCACTAATTAACAATTGATAATCTTCTACTGCTCTCTTTAGAACAGCGTAAGGATATACTCTACCGTTATGGTTTTTAGTATCCGCTTTTTGAATAACACCTTTCAGAAATAAAGTTCCATCTTTACGAACAATGTCTTCCTCTTTGTAATCAAATAAAGCAGATTCTCTTAATAGCTGTTTAGTCATTTTATTTACCTTTTATTCAACTCCGAACTCTTTGTTTAACTCAAGGAGTTTCATATAAAAAAGAACAAATTCCTCAGACAAATTATTTTCCAACATTAGTTGTTTTGTAGAATATTTTGTTTCAAGCAAGCCATGGATTTCTTTTAGTTTTGGAACTAAAAAGTTTTCTGCACTATTTTTTGCACAATAATTTTCTAAAAATTTTCTTGATGCTTTTTCAATTGGTTCTAACAATCCAACAGTATGCGAGAAGGAATTTGAAACCAGCAAATCAGAAAACAATGTTTTTTGTTCTTGAGTAATATTTTTATATTTCTCATTGAATTTATCAGACATAAGCTTAACAACCAAAGAGTTTATATCTTCATTTGATTTTTCAACTTCAACATTTTTAGTTTGAACAGGTTCTTTGCACATTTGTTCAATAATCATTTCTTCAAACTTAAAAACAACTTCTATGTTTTCAACTATTGTTGGATTTCTCCAATAGTTGAACAATGTTTGAATAGAAGCAAAAAGTTTATAGTTTGGTATTTCTCTTTCAAAAAACAAACCATCTGCAATAGATTTATTTATTGCTAATAACAGATTATGTTTTTCTTCTTCAAGTTTGTTTGCGTCTTGGCGAGAAACATGCAATCTTGTTTCATCAAGAAAAAACTTGGCTTTTTCTTTTGAAAAGCCATGTTGTTTTACTAAACCTTCAAAAAGTTTTGATTCTTTGTAAAGCTCTTTATCTTTGGCGAAGTATTTCTTAATAACTGCAATTGACTTATTATATGTTTCTTTGTCGCCTGTTAGTAATGCATTTGTTACAGTGCGAGCGAGAAATTCTTTAACAAGACCAGTGTTTCTTTTTTTGTTATGTTTTATGGCCATTTAAATTCCTATTATTGCTCTATATGTTAAAAGGACTCTATGATATATATTCATCATTTTTTAGCAAAAAGAATGAATTATATTTCTTTAACAAAAATGTTTGCAGAGTTCATCCAAATTTTTAACGCCTCAGATGCTTGTTCTGATAGTTCTGATTCTACATCAACAAACTTATTACCAGTTTGACTTTCTGTTGAAATCAAAGTCCCTTGAACATTGAATTTGTAATCATTATGGTGTGTATGAATTTGTAATTCAGATAAATCATCATCATAAGAAATAAATTCACCGTCGAAATTATTATGTTTTTGTTTTTGTTGTAATAAATCTATTGCTGTCGTGAACGAAGGGTGTTTGTTGGTTGTATAAATAATTTCTTCTGATCCGTGTAGTGGCTCATTGGTAGCTTTAAACAAAAGCTTCATTGCTTCTTCAATTGCTGTTTCAGCAACAAGTTTTTCATTTTTATCCACCAACAAAGCAGCAGTAGAAGCAAGAAAACTTGGCGACACATCATTGTTTGTTGTTACAAGCCAATAATAGTTGTAAACAAACAATTTTTTACTAAGCATATTGATTGTGTTATCATTGATAATTGGAACAATTTCTTGGAATTGATCATGAAATTCTGGTTTGTTTGCTAACATTGTCATACCATTAGCTTCCATCCATGCTTTGAATTGAACTCCCGTGTCGTTTAAAAGTGTTTCACTGTCTTCTTGTAAAAGTCTTTTCAAAAAAGATTTAATGATCGAATACTTGTTCATGTAAATAATTTATTCTTCGTCTGATAAATCAATTGATAAATCTACTTCTACTGTGCTTTCATTTAACACTTCTGTTGAATTATTGTTCAGTTCTCTGTCTAATGGAATAGGAATTAAATTGAGAGGTTGATTCATAACTCTTTGTAGTTCTGATTGTTCTTGTTCTTGTAAAAGCTTTGTAGTTTTTGCTTGTTGTTCTGAAAGGAACTTGTTTAAGTTTTTTAACATTAACTTTTGACTTTTATCAATTCTTGGAAGTTTTACTCCTTGAATTGTGTTTTTGTCATATTTTGCTTCTTCTTCTAACAACAACAAATTTTCATCATATTCTTCACTATCAGTAAATCTTACATTTGGATTTAAAGATTTTTTGTTGATGTTTTTAAAAATTGTAGAAAAGTCTGTGTCTGCTGAAATTGTTTTTACTCTACGTTTGTAGTTGTAAGCTTTGTCAATCTCAGCTTGAGGTTTTATAGGATTGTTTGTATCTTTTACATCAAATTTAACAAACCCTGTTTTGTTAGAAGAATCAGATTTTTTACCATTTCTTTTTAATAATTCAACATCCGAAGCTGATACAATGGAATCTACTCCTGAATCTGCATATTGAGATTTTGGAACATCATAGGTTGTTCCGTCAAAAGGATTACCTATTTTGTTGTCTAAGTCTGAATAAGGTTGTGGGGCCACGACAGCCGCAAGAAGTTTATCAAATTCCGCTTCTTCTTCTTGTTCAGCTCTTATGGTTTCTATTTCATCTTCAGAAAACTCTAAAACACTTTTTTGCAAGAATTTTTTACTAATCAAACCTTTTTCTTTGTCATACTGTGAATTAGCAATATCAAGTTTTGTTTTGATTAATTCTAGTTTTTGTTGTTGAGCAATAGTAGAAGGGTTAGAAAGTTTTAATGTAAAGTTTATTAAATCTTTTCCTTCAAACCCATGAGCAAACAAATGAATCAATGCAAGTTTGTTCATTTCTGCAAGAATTACTTTTTGGATTGAAGTAACAATACGAGAGAACTTTACATCCATCATTGCTAAAGTAGCTTTAGATGCCATTTCTTCTGAATAGTTCAAGAATGCTTTTGGAATCTTTAAAGAAGCAAACATTTGTTTCTGGAGATATTCAACGTCGTCCACAGCGGTTGCGTTTTGTCCTCCAGGCAATGTGTCAATTTTTGTTTTATCATCTGGTCCTCTGATTGCCAAGAAAAAGTCCATCAACCCCGAATTCTTCAACAATATCCCACACTTATGTGTGTTACGGTATTTTGTCAGGGTCTTGGCAGTGTGATATTTGGTGTTTGGTTTCCCTTGTTCATCAACTGTTCCATCAAGCACACCATTGAACTTATCAAGTTCTTTTGAAAGTTCTTCTGTTAATCCACACACAGCAAAGTTGTGTCTGTCATCTTCACCATTTGGTCCAACAACAGTCATGCAATAAACATCTTCTGAAACATTATTCAATACTTCAACAGACTTGACTTTATGGTTTTTGTATGTTGGTTTGTTATATCCACCATTGATTACTTTAACTTCACCTGTGTTTGGATCGAACTTGTTTCTGTAATAACCACCAAACACAAGTTCTTTTAGTTCTTTGTAGTTGCTTACACCAAATTCTTGTGATTTTGAAAGAAATAAATCACCACCAATTGTTGATGGATTTCTTCCTGATGATGGATTTGCTTTTTTGAACAGTTTATAAAACTGTGGGTCTTTGCAAACTGTTGATTGAAGCCAACCATTTTTCTTTCTAAATTCTTTTGCAGACATTGTAATGTTTGTTGGGTCTTTTTTGAATGAATCAACAACAAAATCAAACATTTCACTAGAAACAATGATTGTCATTGCTTTGCTACGTGTGGCTGCTGTATCTTTGTCCGACCAACTTTTTAGTTGTGCTTGTCTTCTGATTTCATCATGCTCTCTATGTAATGCTGAAGAATTATAGGTTTTTAGGTTTTTTTCGTAGTTCTGATTTTTTCGTGCTGTTTGTCTGCGTGCTTCTCTTGTTGCATCACAACGGACAAAATCATAAAAAGTTTGAGATTTATTTTGTTGACCAATTTTTTGATGATGAATAATATGATCTGAGTTGCCCATCCATACTAAATTTGAAGGATCATTGTTGTGTTTGGTAAAGTCTATGTGATGTGTTACAATACCATTGTTCTTGATCCAATCCATGTTTTTTGTTAGTTCTTTTTTCTGTTCTAACAGGTTCGTATCACCAACGACTCTATGCGTATAGACATATTTCTGTGAGCCTGGAGAATAGACTTTTTCGTAGTCAAAAATTTTATCTCCATTTTCTTTTGAAGATGTTTGTGTATAGAATGGCATGAGGGCCATTCCTTCTGCGAGTTCGTCTGCTCTAATGGCTGTTCCATCTCTTAGGATAAAAGGATGCTCAGGAGCCGTTATGACAGTTGAATCATTGTCTAAAGTGACTCTGATAAGTTTTGTGGCCGTGTAGTTTTTTCCACACCAAACAACTTTTCCTGGGACAAAATCGTGAGATTTATCATTGATAGAATATACATGATTTACAATTCCCTTTTCTGTTTCTTGCGCCAGTTTTTCAATTGTTAAAATTCTTCCATCCAAAAGAGGAATGGGAGTATCTTTGTGAACTGGTTGAGGATTGAATCTTATATCTTGTTTGCCATTTGATCTATCAACCGCTGTACTTGCCTTCAATCCTGTTTTTACAAGATTCATATAAGATTCAATGCTGTCAGGAGGGATGTTACCACAATCAATATAGAACACTCTTCGTTCAGGTGATCTAATAATACGATAAGTAATCATAGCATCTTCCATCATGATTACTTGACGATAAATTTTTCTTGTTGCATCTAATACAGAAGTACCCATTGGTAAAAATGAACTGTTGCCAGGATTTCTAAAATGTGCTACTTGAAACTCTTCATATTCTTTATTTGTTGATATGATTCTAAACTTGACTGCATAAGGATTTACAGGATCATAGTTTTCTATTCTCTCTACATCATTTACTGGAAGCATCAAAACATTTTCCACACCAAACTCAGGTGAAATATCCAATAAAATGTAAACATCTCCAAACTTAGAAAGTTGACGTGTCCAGTTTCTAAGTGTATATTCAACATTAATAATATCAAAGAACAACTCTTCTAAAAGTTCTTTGATTTTGGGATTTTCTGAGAAAACATGGAAACATTTTCCTTTTTCGTCTGTTCCAACAGTTTCATCTGCATATGTGTCTAGTGCCGCAGAAATAATTGGATGTGTATCCATTTCTTCAAAATCTGCGTATCTGGCTTCTCTGTTGATTACAGAGAAATTATTCATAGCATTTGAATAAGGATTAAATGAATCCTTTGCGTGAACAGCTTTTTGAATTCCATTGAATCTTCTATCAATTCTTTCACGATCAAGGTCTTTTACATATTCATATCCTCTTGTTTTTCTGCGCACTCCTGGGCCTGCATCAAACAATGCTCTAAGTTGTTTAAAAAAACTTTCTTTTGATTCTGCCATGATTATATATTAAACTATAAAGTAAGATATTGTTTTTGTTCTTACTTATCTGATAGAAACATGGTTTAAAACAACAAAATGACTAGTTCTCAACAAACAACAAAACTTAAAAACTATCTTTTTAGTATAATTCTTGAAGAAGAAGACCCTCTTCTAACAATTTTTGGAATCAGTCCTTTGTTGTCAATAGGATATACAGCGTTAGCTTCTTTAGAAAGTTTAGCTGTATCGTTAAGAACACTTGGAACTGTTTTAGCAAAAGGTTCTGTGAGAATTTTCACACCTAGATTTATTTCTGGTTTTGATCCAAAATATAAAAAAATATTCGCTGAAGATGAAAAACTAAAACTTGAAATCTACAGAAAATATGAACATCTTTTTAGCCGTATTGATATTATGAATTATCCTGATGCAATAGGACTTGCTTTTTTAATGAATCCTGGTGCTGTCATTGGTGCGGGGTTAATGGCGAAAGGTTTAATTGGTACGTTGACTATTGCAAACACTTTAGTTGGACATAACACGAAACTTCAAAGTTATATTTCAAGAATTCAACAAAGAACATCCATTAGATCAAGAAACAGTGGCCATGGAGGATATGGCGGCGGTTATGATATGGGTTATGTGGACTATTCAGGAAATGACTATGGTGATTGGGGGGCCTCTGCTTTTGGTGACTCTAAAACATATTCTAATAGCTTAGAAAAATTGTTTGAAGCGCCACAGCCCGTACAAACACCGTCTACTGCTACAACAGCACCACAACAACCTCCTTTGCAAAAGGTTTTAGATTACACTGTATCAGAGATAAATAAAAATCCTCAGATACAAGCAGTTCAAAAAGATGGTTTGATGTTACTGCAAACTAGAGTGAATAAAATGGTTGCTGCTGCTAAAGAATATGATAATGTTAAAACAGTTGATCAAATTAAAAAACTCTTCCCAGAATCCGTAGCCGAAGTAGATAAACTAATAAGTCAATTTGTTGGTGAATATCAAAAAGAATTAAATAAAGCTTTTGAAAAAGAAAAAGATGAAGCTAAGAAACAACAAATAAAATCAATGATTGACAACTCAAAACAAGGGCTTGGTAAAATCAAAGATCAAAATGTAAAACAAGATATTGAATCAAAAATTATAAATTTTGGCTTTAAAAAGAGTTTAGAAGAATATAAAAAGCTTTGGATTAAAAAACTTTTGGAAATCAAAAACGATCCACAGTTTAAAAGATTTGCTCCTGAACAAGCTATGAAAATACTTGACACTGGAGTTCAGTCAATCAACAGCAATCAACAATCACAGACTGCTGCACCAACCTAATAAACTAATAATATGAAAAAAGATCAAGAAGAAGACGTAGCACCAGAAGCACCAAGTTCAGTAACAGATACAAAAATCTTACTTCAAGAGTTCATTAAGAAACTTCGTACAGTAGATTCAGAACTTGAACTCCTAAAAGATGATCGTAAAAAACTGTTTGAGGATTATGCCAGACAAATTGACATGAAAACACTCAAAGCAGCATTGCAAGTCAATAAAATCAAAGAAAAGGTGTCACATAAAGACACATTCGATATGTATGTTGATGTTCTAGAAGAAGTCGCATAATCTAAGAAAATCATACAACAACAATACAATAGACAACCTCTGAAGAAATTTAGAGGTTGTTGCGTTTAAGCAACATTACAAATACTAATCAAAATATGGCAAAAACAAAAGACTGGATTCCATCAATAGAATATGAATCAGATGAAACGGGAGAAGTATCTGATTTACCATTTATCAATGTTCCCAAAACAAAAAAGATGCCAACAATGTTATGGCTGTGGGAACACAGAGAAACAGAAGAGTTTGAAGTTGGACCAAATGGTAGAGAATTACCAATCGTGGATAGAGATTTGCATCAATATGTTGACATGAAAAATGTTCATGCATTTTTATCTCCAGAAGACTATAATAAATTTCGAGTTACACTAGGACTCAAACCTTTAAACATTGCTGTTGCAGAAGGTCAGAAGATTACAGATAAGATTAAAGAAAACATTAATCAAATCTCTTCACAAGTTTTAAAATCTCAAGTATCAGGAAAAGCATAATATGAAACTACATCCATCAGTTGTCGAAAAAATAGTAAATCTTGCAATAAACTATGCAGGGCATTCAACGAATGCAAAACTTATTGAAGAAATCACAAAACTAGATTTTACAGTTTATCAAAAGAAAACATCAGATCAACAATCAGTTTTAGTTTTGACTGAAGATTATATTAAAGCCCTACAAGGTAATACAGGTCGATAATGAACTCTGCCCCAACTAATAAAAAAACATCAAAGTCTTATTCTGTTGGGCAGGTTTTGTATTTGTTTTCTACTACAAAAAAAACAATTATTCCTGTTCAAATTGTCATTAAAGACAAACAAGTTATTGAAAAACTTGGTTCTTCGGGTCCAGTAGAACAAATAACATACAGAGTAATTCTTCCAAATGATAAAAACAAACTTCATGTTCTGACTGAGTTAGAAGGAGAAGTTTATTTGTCTTTAAATGAACTTCAAACATTCATGGAACAAAGAATGAAAGAACAAATATCAAAACTAATCCTTGCAACGAAAGAAAAAGCAAAAGAAAGTTTTGGTCGATCTGCTGGACTTGTTGAAGACGAAGAAGAATCACAAGACGATCCAGAATTGATTGAATCAGACATGGATGAATTTCTTGAAGAAGCGATTGAAGCTACTGAAAAGAAAGATTCTAACCGTAAATCAAAATACAAAGATTTTG